GGATTTGAAAAAACACCTCTTGGACAGTTAGCCACAAAATATGATAAATCCGATGCAATGTTATATTCTTTAATCCCTAATTTAGCAAATGAAGAAGATATAAATTTAGATGAATTACTTAAAGCAGTGATTGATTTTGAAGAAACTGCTCATCCAGGAGGAAATGCTGTAAAATATTTTACTAAAGATATTTTATCAAATGGAGATGAAATTAAATCAGCTTTTTTTAAAAATTTAATACTTCAATATACTCAAAACCACGATATAGACCACCTTATATTTTTGAATAGTAATGTTGGTAAAAATTTTGGTAATTATTTTCATTTTACCCCAGAAGAAGCAGATGCTTTAGTGGATGCGGGAAAAATTAAATCAAATAATATAGCAACCCATCAACTAGACCCATCCCTTTCAAAACCTTAATAAAAAAATTTGGTTTTTAGATTCTCTTTTATTATATATTATTTATAAAAAATAATTAAAATATGAAATACGCACGACAAGTACAAGTAGCTCTAGAAAGATTAGATCAAAGATTACTAGGTCTTAATAGATTAATTAAAGAAGGTAAGCAAAGAGAAGCATTAGAATATATGGAAAAAGGTCCTCTTAAAGATGCTTATGATGAATTACAAAATATAATTACTGTAGCAGGTGGCCCAGGAAGTGGTGGATTAGGAGCAAGAGGAACATCTCAAACAGGAGCACTTTAAAAAAAATAGGTTATGTTATCAGCAGAAAAAATCCAATCAAATTGGGAACGTTATCTTAATGAAATAAGAGCAAATATATCTAAAGAAAGAATAGACATACTTATTCCTTTTTTAGAAAAATTCGATGAAAGAATAATGATGATGCCTGCCGCGGCTAAAAATTGGCATCATTCTGCATTTGCAGGTGGTTATGTTGATCATGTATTACGTGTATATGATTGTGCAAATGAATTATATAAAACGTGGAAAAAAATGGGAGGTGATATATCCACATATACAATTGAAGAAATGCATTTCGTCGCTTTATTCCATGATTTAGGCAAGATGGGTCAACAAGAAGGTGAATATTATCAACCAAATGATTCACAATGGCATATTGATAAATTAGGTCAAATTTATAAATTCAATACCGATATTCCTGCTATGAAAATACCAGAACGATCTTTATTCCTACTACAGGAAATCGGTGTTAAGGTAACTCAAAACGAATTTATCGGTATTAAAATACATGATGGTTTATATGATGATTCTAATAAGTTTTACTTTATGTCAGGCATGAAAGAAACAAAATTAAGATCACATTTACCTTTACTTATGCATCAAGCAGACCATATGGCAGCTCAAATTGAATATGAAATATGGAATAATGCAACAGATGCCGTTCCTAAACAAGGAAAACCTAAAAATGGTACTAAAGGGGATAAAACAATGAGAATGGCTAAAAAAATAAACACTAAAAATAACCCGAATCTATCTAACGCTACTTTGGATGTTATAGATTCTTTTTTTAAAGATTAATTATGGGATGGATAATATCAACAATAATACTTAGTATACTTGTAACATCAATGGTGTTTGCACTTAGAAATTTACTTATTAAAAATGAAAAACTAGAAGATTTTATTACTACACAAAGTGATGCTGTGAACGAATGTAATAAAAGAATTAAAGATATAGATAATAAAGGCATTTTTAGTGCAGATGACGAAATAGGATGGTTTTTTGATGAAATTAAAAAAATGCAAGACGCTTTAAACGAATTTACTCTTAAATAAAAATATGACAAGTCAAGCCAAAATTAAACTGGAAGCAAACTCTATCCCTCCACCTAAAAAAAAAAGAGGAAGAAAAAGAACTAAAAAAAGATACTTTACAGAAGACACTGAAGCAGCAATAGCTGAATATTTAGCTTCTACAAATCAAGATGAACGAGATAGAATATTTAATGGAAGAATATATTACGCTTTATATAAATTAGCAGAAAATCTAATACATACATTTAAATTTTACTATACAGAAGTAGATAATTTAGAAGATTTAAAACATGAAGTAATGTGTTTTTTGTTAGAAAAATTAGATTATTTTGATCCTACTAAAGGATCTAAAGCATTTTCATATTTTTCAATTGTAGGTAAAAATTATCTTATACTTTATAATAATAACAATTATAAAAAGAAAAAAATAACAACAGATGTAATGGCTGCTGATGAAGATCATGGAGTTATACATCAATTAGGTAGAGATGATAGAAAAAAAGATTTAAAAGATTTTATAGATTATTTTACGGAATATATAGATAAACACATGTTTACATTATTTAAAAAAGATAAAGATAGAAGAGTATGTGACGCTGTAAATATTCTTTTTAAACGAAGAGAAAACTTAGAAATATTTAATAAAAAGGCTCTTTATATTTATATTCGTGAAATTACAAATGTAGATACTCCCGTAATTACAAAAGTAACAAAACATTTAAAAAAATTATATCATAAACTGTTTGAAGAATATCGTAAAAACGGGTACATAAAAATTTGATTTTCTATATTTATTATAAAAATATAATATGGATTCATTAAACCAAGTAATATTTGATGATAAATCGTTCTCCGATTTATTAAAAGAAATACATAAAAATCAAAACAAAAAATCAAAACAATTAGCTTCTTTGATAGCTGAATTACGTCCTCTTATTACTAGTTTAGGAGATGCTACTGTAGTAGTACCTTTAATTAAAGAATATATGGAAATTAGTGTTAAAAATGATGACCAGTTAATCAAAATGGCTGCTATTGTCCAACGTTTATCTACAGGTAATGCTAATACAGGTGAGGGGGGAATGTTAACAGAAGAAGAAATGGAACAGCTTCAACAAGTAGCTGAAGAAATATCAAATACAGTTAAAGAACCTAAACAATTAAAAGAACCTAAATAAATATGTTTTCTAAAAGAAAATTTGGTGGGAAGATAACTTTTAAAGCTGCAAGAGTTAAAGAAGTAATACATGATATTTATTCTCTTAATGCTAAACATGTAGGAGGACCTCAAGGACATGCTGCCGTAGGAACTATAAGATATGAACTTATTGATGATGATCAAGGGGCTAATGTTGATCTTTTTGCAAAACCACTTAATACTACATTAAAAAATATTCCTTTATTAGGAGAAATAGTTATTATACTTTTTACAACTTCTAGTAAAATATATAAATCAAAAAGTTCTACTCAAGCATATTATTTAACTACTGTTAATATATGGGGAAATCAAAGCCATAATGCATTACCTGAAGAATCAGCAAATGCTTCTCAAAATGAAACCACTACTACAGAAGGTTATGAAGAAGCATCAAGTGGAATTACTCAAAAGGATAGTACTCCTCCAGGTGAAAATTTAATGTTAAAATTAGGTGAATATTTTAAAGAAACCCCTTATGTAAAACCATTATTCCCTTATGAAGGAGATGTATTACTTGAAGGTAGATTTGGTAATTCAATAAGATTTGGTTCTACAACTCATGTTAATGGAAGGCCTAATCTTTGGAGTCAAACAGCAAAAAGTCCTGCTGAAATAGGAAGTCCTATTACTATTATAAGTAATGGGTTACCTGTTCATTCACCTCAAAAAAATCTAATAGAAATAAACCAATTATATGAAAAAGGAGCTAGTGGTGTAGTAGATGATGCTTCTAATAAATCATGGGTTCATACTTTAGAAAATATAAATGATGATCCTTCTAGCATATATTTAACTTCAAATCAAGGATTATATGATTTTAAACCAGCAGGAGTTGGAAACCCTTCTATGATTGCAGAAATAAAAGAAGAAAAAACTTTAAAAGAATCTTTACAAGAATTTACAAACTACATATATTCTCCTAAAACAACTAAACAAACACTTCCAACAAATGTAGAAGAAGATGTAAATCTATATAAACCTATAACACCCGAATTAAGTAATATTATTGAATCAAGGTTAAAAGATATAGAAGAAGATACATTACAAACTCCTTACTATATGATAGAAGGAGAAACTGATACAAATAGTATTCAAAAATCTAATACGTTTGAATCTCTTATGGTTAATAATGCTACACAACCTACTGATAGCACACCTGAATTAAGTTTATCTCAAAGTATAGGAGCACATTTTAAATTAATTCATTTAATAGATTCTCCAAAATCTTCTGATTTAAATTATAGTTTTACTTCTAACAATCACCCAGAAGCAGTTTTTGAAAGAAATAATGTGGGTTTTTATATATCAAGTTCAGCATCAGGAGTTAAAGATATTATAACAAAAGAATTCATAGATAATGAATATAGAGTATTAACAGATACTTTACAAGCATCTCCTATAAATAATGTAGAACCTTATAAATATAGTAAAACTGACACTGAATTAATTAGAGAAGCAGAAGCAAATTTATTTGGTAATTATAGTAGTTATGGAATAAATAACTACCCAGGAATAGATCCTTCTATTAAACAAGAATTTATTATAAATAACTTAAAAATTTTATTTGAAGAATGTATAGATCATATAGTAGAATCTTTCCCAAGTATAAGAATAATATCGGCATATAGAAGTAAAGCTCTTAATAATATTTTAAATGAAAATCCTACAAATAGTGAACATATTTATGGTTATGCTGTTGATATTAGAGATAATACTAATGGAAATAATTTAGGTTTATATAATTGGTGTGTTCAAAATTTAGAATTTAAAAATTTAATGTGGGCTTATCCAGAAAGAAAAGAAAAAGCATGGATTCATATTTCTTATATTGAAGGGCAAAATCATAAAATGACAACCTTAGCTTCTGAAAATGAGGATTTTCATAAGTTATATGGAGGTAAAAGAAGAGGAAGGAATAATAATTATCAGGATAATATAAAAATAGCTAAAGTTCCCCCTTTATTTTAATAATATAATTATATGCAAAGTACAAATAAATATAAAATAAAAGATCCTAAAGATTATAAAGGTTCTCAAGTGTTAATTAACTCAGACAGATTAGTATTTAATGCTAAACATGACTCTATTTTAATGTATTCAAATGAATCAATAGGTTTTAGTGCCTCAGGAGGAATATATTTTGATACTAGTTCAAAAACAAATAAAAAAAATCCAAGTAAATTTGTAATTAATTCTCCTTTAATATATTTAGGATTGATGGATGGAGAGGATAATGCTAAATTAGCAAATGAAAGAATAGTATTAGGACACGAGTTAAGAAAATGGTTAAATGAATCTTTAAATATGATAGAAGATTTAATAGATAAATTATACTCAAATTATTCTGTTGCTTTAGGAGACGGACAAAGTTCATCATCTGATGATAATAATATTCAATGGATGGATAATTTTAAAGAAGATTCAATTCAAAAGTTAAGAGACAGATTAGCTATAGATAAAGAAGATAAAATAACATTAGTAGATCCTGATAAATGTGCGTTTTTAAGTAAAAAAGTATTCACCGTAAAATAATAAATTATGCAACCCCATGTTAATATAAGAGCCTATTTATCAACAGGAGTACAAGGTCCTTTAGCTCAAATTGAAGAACAAGTACAAGAACAAGCCCAAAAACAAGTAAACGAATTACAAGCCCAAATCCCTACACCAACAGAAATAAAAGAAAAATTAACATCTCTTTTATGTGATGAAAGGGCTCAAAAAAAGATGGAAAAAGTATATAACCGTTTACATAAACTATTAAATAATATTTTAAAAATATTTAAAAAAGTTTTAGATTTTTTTCAAAAAATACTTGATAAAATTAATAAAATTAGAGAAAAAGTTTTAGGAAAAATACAAGAAGTTTTAGATAAACTAGCTGAATTATTAGGTCCTTTAGCTATTATATTAAGAATAGCTCCTTTAGCATTAAACGCATTAACAGGACTTGCTGCTAATGGAGGATTAATTCATACTTTATCAACATCAATTAGAAAAGCAAAAAACAAATCAGGAGCTTATGCTAAAATGCCTCGATCTTTTGGTTATACAATCAAAACATATATTCAAAAAGCTCTTAGATTTACAAGTATGATAGCATTAGCAAAGGGTAAAGTCCAAATAATACATGATAAAGTAAATCAATTTCTTCTATATTTAGAAGCATTATGGTTACAATATATGCAAAATTGTGTAGTCCCTGTTGAGCCTGAGCCAGGAGACCCTGAAGATCCAACTGATCCTGATGATGAAATAGTAATAACTACAGGTGATATATTAGATAAAGGTATTAATATAAGTAATGTATCCGATAATTTATCTTTAGCTTTTAAACAATATGAAGAAGCTCTCCAATTATCAGGCCAACAAAGAGTAGCAGATTTTATAAGTAGAATGAAATATAACCATATAAATACAAATTATGAGTCAGAATATTTAAGATCTTACAAAGTAAGGATAACACTTTCTGATTTACCAGAATAAAATCGATAATTTTTTTAAAAAAAATATATTTATAATAAACAACAATAATATGAAAGCAAAAACATTTGAAAATTTAATTAGAAAAATAATTAGAGAAGAAATTGATTATGCGTTACGTAGAGAAATTAAAACACTTAAAGAAGATTTACGTGATGAAATTACACCTATAATAACAGAACAACCTAAATCTGTATTTCCACCTAAACAAACAAGACAAGAGGAAATTATGGGTTCACGAGTTAAAAAACCAAGAGTTAAAAAACAATTTACTCAGAATAGTATGTTAAATAGTTTATTAAATGAAACTGCTCAGGGAGATACTAATTTAGAACAAGGAAATTCTTCTGTTTCTATGGGAGATAATTTTTCTACTATAGGAGGTATGCCTACAGAAGCAGCTCCAACAGTAGTACAAGAAGCGG